CTTGTTAACTGTAAACCAAGATGGGTTCTTATTTAAGGTGTTAAGAATGTTATATTTAATACCTTCTCGAATAAGAGTAATCTTCTTGGAGTTTTGTCTTGTATTGATTATGATGTCATCCGATGCCTTTATCTTTGAACCAGTAATGGCAAGCAATTTATCATCATCAATAGACATACTCTCATGCGTATCGATGTTGTATATACGTAAATGAGTAGCTGGTCCTATGGCATGAATAGATATAATTACGCCAGACTCGTTGTCGCCTTCATAGTATATGTTGTTAATAGTATTTGTTACTATCTCACCCATATGTAGTGAAGGATTTCCAACTGGTGAAGAAAACGGAAATACAAATTTTGGAACTATTCCCGAAAACGTTGTGTTCGTCTCCTTTACCGAGTAGAACCAAGGGTCTGGACATCGTATACTTATCGTCATTCTCTCTTTTTCTGAGAAAATGTTTGGTTGGTTATCATCTACTATACCGTTAACATATACAGACCTTGTATCGGTCTCAAACTCTACCCGCACCGGTCTTTTGATAGGAAAGTACTTGTATACGAGGTGCCTTACTTTTTCAACTGTACTAATCTCATCTTTAGACGGCACAGGCATGAGTTCAAGTGTCATGTTAATGTCACGTTCGTCAAGTCTTGCTGAATTGAATACGGAGCCGTCATGAGACGCTAACTTACTTGTACTAACATTCGCCTTAACTGGTCCTATTCCATCGATACTAATAACCGCCAGCCCAGATTTATCCGGGCATGACAGTTCGATAGTAATGGATTTGTTTAAGTAGTTAGTTACTGTAATCGACTTAATCATGCGTTACTAATCGCTCCTTTCAATTGAGCAAACTGACTCTTCGTGTTTCTGTAGATGTCTGATGCAGAAAGTGCCTTAGGTGAGGTATTATTCTGCGTCATGTTGTAATTGTTTGTAACGTTAGTAGGCTGGTCAGACTTATCGGGATGATTAATCTTTCCAGAAATAGAAGATAAGCGTCCTACTATTGAAGCGGTGTAAGAGCCCCCATTTTGATTGTCTAAGAGGTCCTTAAGAGTTTGTCTTCCTTCTTCAATATTAGACAAGTCTAATACAGGCGTTATTGTAGGCTGATAGTCGTCATTAGCTATAACTTCTGCTATATTGCTAATTGTCCGCTTAAGCATGTCGACAGTTGCATCACCCATCTTAGCGGCAGCACTAACAACTCTATGAGAAGTATCTCTAATACCGTTCATCAAGCCCAAATCAAAGAATTCGCCTATGCCATAAGCAACTCGAGAAGGTGAGTGTATATCGAATATACCCTTAACCTTGTCTATTACTTTTTCGCCAAGTTCTTTTACAGCGTTTACAGCATCTTGAATCTTGTCTTTGATACCTTGAATAAGACCATTTATTAACTGCTTACCTGCTTCGACTAACTGATTCTTAAATCCAATGACCTTTTCTTTTATCTTAACAAGAATGTCTTTGATATAAGGCCAAATAGTCTTTCCCCATTCTACAAGTTTGTCTATAATTGCTTTACCAACACGAACTATTCCATCAAGAATAATAGGCGTTAATTCTACTAATGTATCGAATATGAATTGTGTTAAAGCAACTAAAAACTCTTTGATTTTAGGGAATAAAGCTATTGCGGCATCGATAAGATTCGTAATAAGAACTACTACAAACTCACAGAATTTAGGAATTAGCTGGATTAAGGCATCCAAAAGAGCTGTTCCTATCTCTACAATAGCGGTTATAAGTGTAGTGGCTGACGACGCTATGGCCGTTATGAGTGCAACTATGCCAACTCCAATCATTTCGAAGAACATCGGAATCAAAGACAGTATAGCAGTTAAGCCAACCATCAACGAACTTCCGAATGTCGCTATTGCTATTCCCAATGCTGTTATACCAGCCGAGAATGACAACATGCCCGCTCCAATCATAAGTATACTTACAGCAAATAATGCAAATAAGCCTACTAAGATTGCCATCGGTCCTAATATAGGAGTTAATAATGCAGCTATTCCGCCAAGTGCTAATAAGCTACCTAATATAATAGCCATATTAACAAGTGATGTCTGCCAAGGTATTGTACTCAACAATTTCATAGCCAAAGCAAATACCATAATTGACGCGGCCATTACAGCTAATCCTGCTGCAATTGCTATAAGTTTTACTGGCTTTACAAATCTACTAGCCACTGTTAGACCGGTTATAAGTGCCGCTATAATTCCAACGCCAACTGCTAGCTGTTGCCAAGGTTGCATGCCTATAAGCGCTATTGCGCCAGCAAATACAATCATAGCTGCGGCTATAGCTATCATAGCTACACCAGCATAGACTAAAGAAGTACCAGCTTTACCTAGTAACTTACTAAATCCTACAATGGTCAGCAATATAACAGCTATGGTACCAACACCTTTAGCCAAGGATTCGACATCCATCTCACCAAGTTTACTAACTGCTTTAGAGAATATAAGCATCGCTATCGATATTTCTATCATAGCAGCCCCAACAGCTTTAAGTCCTCTGGGTTTAATCTTGCTCATAGCAAATACAAAACCTGTGAGTACCGCAAGTATAGAGGTTAATGCAACAACTCCCTTAACTAGTTGAGTGCTTTCTAATTTAGCAAGCATCTTCACTGCTATCGAGAATATAATCGTTGCTACTGCCATCTTAGTAAGAGACTTAGATGCCTTTCTAAAATCTGATTCATATTTAGAAAGTATAATAGCAACTGTTGTCATCTCAGCAAGTAAAGTTGTTATAGCCAATAATGAATTAGCTAGTTTGTCGCTATCTATCTTTGAAAGTATGGTTAGTGCGACAGACATTACTAATATGCCAGCTGCGAATGTCAACAAAGCTCCTGTTATCTGCTGTATGGGTGAGCGCTTAAGGCCTAAAGTATCATTTCCTTTTGTCATGCTATTAAGAGCAGCCATCGTTCCAATGAGTTCGCCCATTGTAGCCGTAATAATAGCAAATGCTAAACCTACTTTATCCAAATCAGCCATTGTGAGCATAATGAACGAAGCAGCTAATAGCAATATAGCAATAGACACTTGTTTAAGTGACCTAGCAATCATCTCGAACTTAGCCTGGTCTTTTAGTTCATTAAATCCGTTTATTAAATCATCAAAACCGATTAATACACCACTAATTCCCTTAGACCAGTCTTTTATAGCTGTAAAGAAATCGCCTATATTATCTATAAGTTTCCATAAGCCATTTGCACCTACTAATGTACCAGCTGCTGCAGCTATTGCTGTGATAGAACCGGCAGAGTTATGGTGTACTTCTTCGATAAACTTCGTAATGTTTTCCATTACCTTCTTTAGAACATTACTAAAGAATTTCCCTATTTTGACTGCTATGGGTAATATTTTAGCTAATGCCTTTCCGATTCCCTCTATTAATGCTTTAAGCATATGTAAGAGTGTTTCAAAGAATCCGACATTCTCTTCATTATCCTTGTTGTCAAATGCATCATGAAAGCATTCTTTCAGGACATCCCATGAGGGTTTAAAAACTTTCTTTATGAAACCAGCGACTTTTGAAAGAGCGTCAATAACAGTTGATACTGCATTTGCTATACCTTCAAAAGTCTTCTTGAATATCTGGTTTTCAATTACCCAGTCTCTTACGCTAACAAGGAAGTCTCCAAACTTAGCGATAAGTTCTGTTATACCGCCAGTTGCTTTAGGGAATATTTTTTGAACAAGTGGCATAAACGCTTCTACTAAAGAAGTAACTAAGTTTATACCAATGTCTACAACTGCAAATAAACCTCTGAAAATTCTTCTTACTTTACTGAAGTTTACGAGAAATACTTGAGACGTGTCTTTAACGATTGCCTTATAAAACTCGAATAACTTCTGTAATGCTTTGGATTTGTCTACGAATTTATCTATTAAGCCTGTAGGGAATATGTCTTTGAAAGCCATCTTTACGATGCCCCAACCATACTTAACAGTATCGAATACTTTTTTCAATGTATCGGCTAGTATTCTTGTTACATAGCCAATATAGTTAAGTGTCGTCATAGACGGCTTTAATTTCTCGGTAAGGGACTGAAACGCCTTTGACATCTCAGCTAATCTTTTACCGGTTATACTAGGAAATACTTCTTTAAAGTTCCTAGTGATTCTAGAAATTATTTCATCTATAGCTCGCCATACATTAGCTATGCCTTCTAAAGCGGCAGTTCTACCGCCAAGCTTAGCCCAATCACTAAGCATTTTATTTCTTTTATCTGATTGTCTATCTAGGATACCAGATATAATATTATTTACATTAGTCCAAAGTTGTTTTGATTGTTCGTAATCACCAACTATGGTTTCCCAGCTCGTAGTCCATCCGGACTGAGCCGCTTCCTTAAGAGTATCCCACATCTGTGAGAATGTCTTAACATCTGTTGTTGCCGCAAAAGCAGCCTTAGAAATATCTTCGAAACCTAAAGCAATATTAGCCTCTTCACTCGCATATCGAGAGAATAAAGCCTGCATTACTTCTTTATCAAACCAACCAGTATTGGTAAGGTTGTTACGAAGACTTTCGATTGTAAATGTTACTTCTTTTCCATGGTCAGTAAGGGCAGAATATACGCCATTACCAACGTCTTTAATCTTGCCTAAAGCTACTGCTGTGTCAAGCAAGTTCTGTCTGAACTTTACAGATGCGAAACCTGTACTTTCAAGTGTCCTAAACTGATACAAAGACATCTTGCCTTGGGACATAGCTTGAGAAATCATGTAAAATGCGCTTGAAGCCTGCTCAGTTTTCAAACCTGCTTCACCTGCAATGTTACCGATACCCTCGATCATCGTCTTAGCGACATCTAGGTCCGTTATACCAGCCATGGTAAACTTCTTTAATGCCTGAGTCATATCCATAAATTTGAATATGGTTTTATCGGCATAATGGTTCAAGTCATCCAAAGTTGCGTTAACCTCTTCTAGACTCTTACCTGAGTTAACCATGGTAGTTTGTACCATGTCCATCTTGGTTTCGTATTCTTGATAACCTTCAGATATAGGTTTAACTAGCAGCTCTCTGCTTATACCAACAACGGCATCCATTATTGCGGATGTAATACGGGATATAACAGTGATAGCCGCCACTTCCAAAGCAGAGAAAGAATGTCCTACAGACTCTACTCCACCTATTAATGAGCTGAGGTCTACCCTACTAGCAGCTTCACTAATAGCTGCAAACCCCTTTGCTCCATTCTCAAACTTTAAACTGTTGTCGAGGTCCTTCAACGTGTTCATCGTTGTTTTAGCGCCTTGTTCAAACTGGGCGTTATCAAATTGCATCTCGACAATTCTGTCTTCAATCGATGTACTCATTTCGTGACCTCCTTCCAAATATCTTCACCAATACTATCAAATATTGGCTGAATAGCAGGATTAATATAATCCCTTCCGGTTATATAGTAACCATCTTTTGTGGCGTGACCGTATTGTAAAAGTAATGCTATGTTGCATCCATCATTTACATTACGGTTAACCCACGTAATCTTCACAGACTTTGGCGTTACACGTATTTTGTATTCCCAAGAATCTGCGGTTTTTCCGCTATCGACGGGTGTAGCATCACGTAATGCGTCTACGCCCATCTTTCCGTATCGCTCTAACTGAGAATAATTCATCAGGAGCGTACGACAGTTCTCTAAGAACTTGTATGTCTTAGAAAAAGAACCTTTTGCTTTTAAACGTATCATAAACCGTACCTTATCCATTTGAATGATACTTGGCTCTTGCCGCTTCATTCCATTTTCTATTTCTAGCAAGTATCTGACTCTTACTCATTTTCTTAGGTGGCGATTTCTTAATACTTGCTACTTGTATGAGTGTTAGTAATCGGTTTAAATGCCACTTTGCGTATTCTGGCGGGATGTTTAATTCAGTCATCCAATAGTAAATAATCTCACTTGTTACTACTTCTTTATTTCGTTTATTATCATCCAGATTATTAAACGTTGTGGCAGTCATTGGGTCTTTTATATAGTCATCAATTTGTTTGTAATTTTCAGCCGATAAAGCATAAAATGTTACCGGGTCTATGTTAGAGTCCATGCACATGCATCTAATGTAGTCTATTACCTCTTCATTAGTCTTCTCTACTTTCTTAGAAAGGAAAGGCTTATGCCATTTGGACTCCCATTTTGAAAGAGATATGAGAGAATGCTCTAGATGAAGAGTTTGTGCTTTTATTGGTATGAAAATGCCGGTTTTTTCATCGAACAATTCATTTGCTTGAACTGCTATCTGAAGCATCCTCTACTCACCCCTTAATTTTCTGTATTCAATACTGCTGTCAATCCTGCTTTCTTTTCAGCATCGGCTACTACCTGATCCAAGTCAGCTGCAGATAACTTTGTATCTGAAGGAATAATAGCGTTGAAGAACTCTGCAAACTCTCTAGGGTTTGTGTAGAATTCTATGAACAACTTGTCGAATGCTGTAGAAGCCTTAAAAAGTTCTGTCCATTCAGGTTTCTTAAGAAAAACAGTACCGTGTTCAGTTTCAACTTTCTTACCGTATGATCCGAGAATAAGCATCTCGAAAATCTCATACAATTTCTTACCGTCTTTTTCGTTTACAATCTGATTAGCAACGGCGCTCATACCGCCACGATTTTCCAAGTTAAGTTTTGTTAATTCTGTTTTTGTAAAGTTAAAATACAAATCTTCGGTAAACTTGTTACCTTCGAAGTCCTCGACTTCAACTGTCTTCTTATACATTATTTCGCTCCTTTCAAAAATACAGAGCCCCCAAGACAATCCTGAGGGCCCCGTTTGTTACTTAATCTCAGCCACCAATTGTGGTGAAGAACGATACTACTTCATCAGGCAACATGAGGCGAGCATCTGCCTCTGTTGAACCGTAAAGAATGTTCTCGAAAGCTGTTAACTTATCAGGATCAACCTTTGTAGAGTCGATTGTAAGATGAGCTGTGGGCTTGTGTCCGGCTACATTAACGGGTGTTGTTGTAACTTCATAGGACATTGTGCCTGCTTCAGGAGAATCATTGATTGTCTGGTTATCCTGTTCAGAAGGTGATGTAAGGCAGTTGTATACAAGGTGAATTAAATAACCGTGGTTATCCTGCTCTGTATCATTACCGATCTTAGTTCTATATGCTAAGCCGAAAGGCTTTCTGCTCTGCTGTTTAATCGATACACCTTCTGCGATTTCTGTTGAACCATCGCATTCGTAGAATTCGTCGGGATGCATATAGCACTCGATTGTTAATCCGAATTCTTCAGCTGACAATAATGTCAAATACTTCTGGTTGTCGGCGTACAAATCTGTCTTTTCGGCGCCAGAAGGATTCTCGTTAACGGCTGTAACACCGTTCCAAGCAACACCACTTTCGTAGTTGCCCTGATTCATTAAGAATAAAACAACTCGGTCAATACCAATGCGGTATAACTTTTCACCGGTTTTATCCCATTCAAGTCTCTTAGGCATTATAATACCTCCTATTAGTAATATAGTGTGAATACATTGTGATATAGATTATCACTTTTAAACGTACGATCAAATCTAATCCTCGGAAAAGTGTCCAGCAAAATATCTGGAGTCTCATCGTCTGGGTCAGATGTTATAACTGTAATCAAGTAGTTAGTGAACTTTAAATATGATTTATTGTTCGCTTGTCTTGCGTCGATTCTGTTTCGTTCATAAACGATGCACGGATACAGCATCTTAGTATTATTGGGAGGTTGGTAATACACTTTTTTAATATTGGGAATCTGTTCTAATTCCTCCTGCAGATTAAGCCTGCTCGCCATTGTATACACCTCCTGCTGTTAATATAAGACGTGGGCGTGCTTCTTCGACACTTGTTACGTGCCATTTGACACCTTTATACGTAATATAACGTATATTATGGAAATGTGACCAGGCATACGGATCAGCGACAATACTAAACTTATTGTTGATAGTAATGGTATCGTTTATCGAATTACTATTGCTAGCATTACGATAGTTTGATAGTTTCGTGCCATGATGTTTATGCTCAGTTATGACCTGAGTAAAGACACCTGGCTTGGTTTCTTTTTCTTCTACATAGCCGACTGGTCCGTAAAACCTGTTCATAATTTCTCTCCTTTAATTAACCCTGAACGTCACCGTTCTGAGCTGCTTCCTGTTCCTGGTGCTGGGTCTTCCAGTCCTTTTCTTCTTCAGCTGTAAGAGTGTCCTTAAGAACGATTGCTGAGAAAGGCTTTCTTAATGCACCGGACATACGACCTTCCATTAAGTACTTCATCTGGTTGTAGTCGATATCGAAATCTTCGAAGCTGTTAAGTTCTCCACCCTTATC